GTCTCGCTCATGTTTCACATCGCAATGGGGTAATGCTGCAACCACGCATCACGATAGCACGAACACCACCGCGAAGAAGCGACGAATCATGTTCACCTCGACGGGGGTCCAGCTCCCTCGCTGAGCTGACTCTCTTTGTACGGCTCTTGCGGAATGGCCCCGCCAAACTTGAATATGGTGCCCGCTTTCCAGGCCAAGTACTCTGGCTCGCGATCCTTCCGCCATTCCGACATTCGAGGACCCCAGATGGCATAAGTATCAAAGCGAACTGCACGAACCCTGCCACCAAAGAGGTTCTCTCCGGACATCAACCCGTTCGGAGTTCCAAGAACGCTGATCGAATCGCCTTTGATGACTGAAGTGCGGAATGGAACTTCGCAGAACAGCATCTCACCAAACTCGGCCTTGTGCTCTGTGAAGTACTTCCCGACCAACAACTGAATCTGAGATGATGAACTTGTCTCTCTGATGTCGATGACTTCGCCTTCAAACGCAAGAAGCGTTCCGAAGCTTTGGTCGGGATGCTTTTCGATCGTTCGAAGAGTTGAGAGGTCGTGCGTTGGATACGACCGCGTTCCACACCCAGACACGAAAGCCACGAACGCAACGATCACGAGAATATTGAAAAGTCTCATGGTGGTCCTCCTGAGATTGAAGAGCATACCACGGCACAGGCTTCCGGCAAGGCCCTATCGACCAACCGAACGCCGTCCAACCCCAAAGTTGGTGCCCATAACCTTGTCGAATGAGCCTTCCGATATGCCCGCCGCCACCTCATCGCGGATCAGGATTCGCAGTTGTTTACGGCCGTCCGGTCCGTTGGATTGGCTCACCTGGGGACGCTGGCCGCTCCCGCGTTGGTCGATCACCTGGACGGACACATCGCCGCCCGAGAGCATCGAACGCGTGTCTCTGGCGTTGTAAACCTGCCCCGCGCTCTGCATCTGCATCAACTCGGGTCCATTCTCGCCAACAAGGTAGAGTCCACCGCCGCGAACTGGTCCGCCTGAAGCTCGTGCCGGAACCGGACCCTGAATGCCTGCCGGGAGCGAATAGGCAGGGTTGTAGTTGAGCCCGCTTGTTCCGGTTCCTCCAATCACCGAGTTTGCAATACCCGTCACCGCCCGCATGATGAGAGCCTGGAGGATCGTCTGTGCGATCGCCTCGCCCACGCGCTGAAGCACGGCGAGTGCTTCGCGGCCCATGTTTTTGAATCCAGCCTTCACCTGGATCAAAGCGCCTGGAATACCGCTCGACAGTCCGTTGGTTATTTCTGATGCGACCTGCGTACCAACTCTGCCAAAATCTTTCGCTTCATTTCCCAGCCTCTTGAACTCTTCCCTTAGTCCATTGATCGCTTGCGTCATCGCCGACGTTTGCTTCTCCGGACCGTCTCCACCGAACAGCTTGTCATAAACCGAACCCACTTCTCCGGCCTGAGCCTTCAACTGCGCCAGCTTCCCATCGAACATATCGTGCCAAGCGCTGGTCCACGCCGCGAACATCGGTGTCCAGCGCGCGGGCTGCTTTGATGCCCATGCCTCGATATCTTTCGACCCGGCTTCCAGCCGACCACGGAAATCATCAGACCAATCGTGCTCGCGCGCCGCCTTCGACATCGCGTCCAACTGGTCTTTTAAGAAGTACTGGCCTCCGGGAACAAGAAGCGCACCGATCTGTGCCCCGATGTTCTTCAACTCGGGCGCCGACGCCATCACGAGAGAACTGAGCAGGTTGACCGTCTTTTTCCAGAGCAGTTTTGCGCCGAAACTGATGCGGTCCCACATCAACTCGAACGAGAGTTCGACGAAATACTTCAAGCCCCACGCGACTGCGTCATCCTTGAAGGCCGCGACAATCAGGCGGGCCAGATCGCCAACCCACCGACCAGCCTTGGCGATGATCTCGGCGGCGTTGTTCGCCAGATATGTCAGCGCTGGAGCGACAGCCGACATGACGTTCGTAGCAAAGCCTCTCCATGCCACACTGATCCTGCCGACCGCGTCGTTGTACGCCGTCAACTTCGCCACCTGCTCTGGCGTGATGATGGCTCCGAGGCGCCGCGCTCGCTCCGTCTGATCGACCAGGTTCTCCATGAACCCGCCCGAGTCCTCCAGGAACATCACGAACTCTTCGCCGCCGCCCTTCCCGAAGATTGCTTCGGCGAGACTCAGCTTGTCGCCCTGCGTCTGGACCTTCTCGAACGCCCTCGCCAGCGTCGGGAGAATCTTCACCGGGTCATTCAGCAAATCGCCCACTTCGGCAACCGAGAATCCGAGCTCGTGAAACGCCTCCGCCGCGCCGCCGCTCCCCTTCTTTACCGCTTCCACGATGCTCCGCTGAGACTTCGAGATCATCTTGGCGAGGGTGTCAAACTCGACGCCAGCCTCTTCCGCCGCGAACTTGATCGCCGACAGAGGCTCCACCCCGATCCCAAGCGTCTTTGCTTTCTTCCCGAGCTTGTCGGCTGCCTCCGCCGAGGCATTGAGCGATCCGGCAATCTTGTACGCGCCGATTGCCGCGGCCGCTCCGATGACTGCGCCCTTCACGCTGGTCAGCGCCGATCCCACCTTGCCGAAGTAGCCCATCGCGGACGTGGCGAATCCGCGAACCCTGCCAGCAAACCCGCTCAAAGCACGCTCGCCCTGCGCCGTGCCCGACACGACCTTAGCGGCGTCGGCAACGAGATTGATCTTGACATCACCGATGGCGGGCATGCGTCACCTCATGAACACAAACGTGCGCGGAGTTCTGCGTAGACCTCCTCTGCGCTTGGGGGCTGTGGCTTCAGGCGTTCGAGGCTCGGGAAGAAATCCCACGGCGAGAACGGCTCGACTCCGCTGTCCCGAGGAATCTGGCAGTTGACAATCGCGCACGCGAGCACGCCCGCGCGATGGTCCTTGAACATCTCTCGCTGGTTCCACCATTCGCACATCGCCCTCAGTTCGGCGGGTGAGAGGCGATCGAACTCGCCCCCCTGCATCGCCAGTTCAACGCGCGCCCAGCATCTCAGCCAGTGGGCGGTGATCCCTCGGCCACACCACCAACGTTTCCCTCGGCCCCGCCTTCCGCCTCGTCACTTTCCTTTGATCCAAGCAAGATCATGGCGATTGTGAATCCGGCGACGACGCTGAAGAGGGTTGGGATAAATCGATCAAGCTCGACCAGCTTCTTCGCATCCGACACCGGCTTGTCGATCGCGCCTGCGATGATGCTGATTCCGAATCCGATCCGCACCTTCTTCGCCAGCGTCTTGGCCTGATCGTCGCTCAGTTCTGGCGCTGGATTCTCTTTGGTTGGGACCGGCATCCCGGCGAACAGATCGGACAGCTTCTCTTGGAGTTCAAAGCAGCCGAGGCCGGTGGACTCCTCAATCCGCTGAATGCACGCCAGGTCGAACTCGATCGTGTACGGCTTGTCGAGCGTGATGTTGACCGTCGGGGACTTGGGCATGGGGTGATCCTTTCGTGAGGGAGAGAAAAACCCAGCGCGGCGGCATCTCTCCACACCGCCGCGCCAGGACTCAGGAGAATCTCAATCAGGTGTCGGCGACTTCCGACCACGCGCCCGTCGGACGCAGGGACATCACGCGTTGCATCGCGCCGTCCTTCGGCGATGTGGGCGTGATCTTCGTTATGAATGCCGCGCCCTCCACTCGGTTGCCCGAGCCGGCGACGGTGATCTGCCAGTTGCGCACAGTCCGCGCCTTCGCGTCGGTCAACAGGCCGTTCTGGGTTGCGTTGCCCGCAAGCCAGTTCATCGTGACCTGGATTTCGTCGTGGTCCTTCAGACCCGGGATGTATTCCTTGGTCTGGTTGTCGGAGTTGAGATGCGTCACCTCGATCGAGTCGATCGTGATCCCGCCGACCGAGTTGACATCGGTGACTTCGGGCAGTGTGGTGAATGCTTCGGTGGGCGTCGCGCTGTCGCCCTTCCGCACGATCATGCCAAAGCCAGAGCGTGCCTGCGTCCTTGCCATACGGAGAACCTCCCGGCCTTCATTCAGGCCCTCTGCCGGTGGTCCTCGGCGGCATCACTTTAGCACGCTCACGGGTCATCGTGCCAGATGACGCAGTCGATCTGAACGCCGTGCAACTGCAACTCGTCGTCGAAGAGATCTCGCCCGGCGCTCCCGCTCTCAAAATCCACCCCATCAACGTCCACGCCGCCCGCCCCGCCCATGACGCCCTTGAACCCCTGCAGCGCTCGGCGGATGGCACGCGCCAGCGTCTTGGCCTCGACGTAGTCCTGAGACCAGCAATCGAACTGGAATCGCGGGTGCGCAAGCCCCGAGTTCCCTCCGTGGCTTTCCACGACCGGATTCGAGATGACGGAGTATGTCGCGGCCGGATACGTGGGGCTCTGAGGGAGCGCCTGCGGATAGATGCGTGCGCCGGAGCCCGAACCCACGATGCCGGTCACTCCGGAGACGGAGCCAAGGTATGTGCGGACGGCTTCTTCGATGGTCACGACTTTTTCTCCTTGGCGATCTTGGCGAGTTCTTTTTCCGTCTCGCGCCGGGCGACTTCCCTGAACCGCTGAATCGCGGGCTCAAAGCCCTCGTCACGCGCGGGCTGCATGAACGGGTGCTTCGTCGCTCCAGGGTGATGCTTCGGCCCGCGGTAGTTGCTGTTCTTGCTCCTCTTTGGCGTCAGGATGTGGGGCTTGGTGCCGAACTCCACGAGGTGCGCGTAGTTGCGCGGATAGATGTCGCCCCGCTCGTAGACCTTGCCCTTCTTCGTGGTCGATTTCCGCTTGAAGAGCTTGCCCTTGTCGTTGGTTCGGTACGCGGCCTTGGCAATCGTGACCTCGGCGCGATACTCGTCCTTGTTCTTGCGTGAGTTGTTCGTGCGGGCGATGATGGACTTCTTGAGCGCGCCGGTTCGAACGGGAACCTTCTCTCTCGCCTTGTCTCGAATCACGCCAGCCGACGCCAGGAGCGCTCTCCGCACGACGTTGATTCCCAGCCGCTTGGGGAGTTCCTTCAACTTCGCGCGAACGTCCGCAAGCCCGAGCACGATGGTGTCATTGATCGCGGGCATGGATCAGGACTCCGCTTCAAAGACTTCAGCCACCATGCGGAGTTCGGTCCTCCGCTCAATCTCCTCGACGGTCTTGATGTCGTACAACTGACCGCGGTGGAGGATGAACATCGTCGGGATGATGCCTTCGCGGAATCGAATCACGAACGACGTGCGCTGGCTTTGCGACCGCTGGTCCGATCCGAAGGCCTCGTCGCCGCCATTCTGCTCGATCTTCGCCCAGGCGTTGGCGATATCGGTCATTGCCGACGTCACGCGCTGGCCGCTCGCCGCCGTGCTCGTGGCCGCCTGCTGGATTTTGATGCGGTAGTTGTACTCGCCCGCGTGACTCGGCATCGAAGGCCCTCCCCGCGTCAGAACATCTCGCCGTGCCACAGCTGATACATCAGGTTCGTCACCGCGAGTTCGATTTCCTTGCTGATGGTGCCCGTGATCGTCGATTCGCGGTTCTTGTACCAGTGTGCCACCATCAGCAGAATCGCCTGCTTCGCACGCTGGTCGATCGCACCCGTCGTGGTTTCGCCAGCGACATAGACGATCTCGATCGGTGAGAGCCTGCCCGCCTGAACGTCGGGCCACGACTTGTCGGGGGAGGCAGCAACCCGGGCCGGCGCCGCGTCCAGATCGACCTGATAGTCGGTGTTCGCCACGAGCGTTTGTTGCACGCCCGATCCGTCGTAATACTTCACGCTCGTGACCGACTTCACCGGTGGGCGCGGCAGCTTGACCACGCCATCGGTCGGCCAATCGTCGAGCGTCAATCGCCACGTCTGCGTGAAGAACGCCGCACCCGAGGACTGCTCGCACCACTGCCGAGCCGCCGTGATCAGCGAGCCGATGAGCGCGTCGTCGTCAGAGAAGTCCACGCGGAGGTGGAGCTTGGCTTCGGCGAGGGTGACCGGTTCACTGGCTGGTGCTGATGTGAGAACGAGGTTCACGGTTTATGCTCACTGAAAAACCGAGGCGCCGATACGCTCGGCGACTCGATCGAGTTACTTCCCCGCCGGACGCTTGTCGAGGCCCTTCTCTTTCAGCATTGCGGCAACGTCGTCGACGTGCAGACAGTCGCACAGGCACGCCGCCGTTCCCGTCGGCTGAATGGGCGCGATGTTGCCGTTGCAGTAGTCGTTTCCAGGCTTCGCGTCATACAGCACGCCCACGGCGTTGATCTGAACGCTCTCGCTATAGCCGCCGATCTGAATGATCTTGTCGCCGTTCTTCGCTTCCCGTCCGTTTCGGTAGTGCATGAGTTTTCTCCGACGAGCTCCTTCAATGATCACGTCAACAGCGTCGTCGATCTGCTGACGCGAGGGATACTGGTTGCTGGGACCGAGGCGAGGTTCGTCGATTTGTCCTCTGTGCATGTTCATATCTCCAGCACTCTGAAAATGGGGGCATGCCTTTCGCCAACTTCCACGGACCACAGCGGAGGGGCAGGTCGAACGGGCATCCCCCAACGGTTGGGGTCAACGCTTTTCAGCGTCGTCGGCCTTCGCGGCCTCTCGCTTCTCGTTGGTTGCGGCCTCGCGCTTCTTCGCGTCGTCGGCCTTCGCGGCGGGCGGGGCGATTGCAGGTTTCGGATCATCGACGCGAACGCCAAAACCGCCCTCGACCAGGCTCTTGGCGATCTCCGCAGAGACCTCGATGGTTTCTCCTGGCTCGGCGCTGAAGCTCGGGCCTGCGAGCTTGGTTCGCATCTTCACCTTCACGACGTTGGCTGGGGGCATGGGTCACTCCTTGCGGGTTGGGAATCTGAAACCACCCCGCGTCCGTTGGGGCGCGGGAGGGGGAAATGAACTGGCTTACGGCGTGCCTTCGGCGGGGCTCACCACGGTCTTGCTGGCGAGGGTGCCCGCGACGTCGCTCGTGCGAGGCGCCACGCGGCTGGTGTACTGGATCGCCCAGATTTCGCCGGTGATCGTGTTCGCGCCTCCGCGCACGATGACGGGGCGGATGTACCGCTCGAGCGGCTTATGGACCTCGAGCACGAGCGCCTCGTCGGACGATCCGCTCGTGACCTTCGTGCCCGCCATGTCGGCGGCGTCCGAGAGGTTCGAGGCCTGGCCCTGCTGGGCCTTGAGGAAGTTGCCGGCGTTCGCGGTGGTGACGTTCGTGAAGAACAAAACGCCCTCGTAGCCCTGCATGTCGAGGACAGAACCGTTCACGTCGGTGCCGGCGGACGCGGCCGTGTCGGCAACCTTCGTGATCTTGACGTTGGGGAGGAGATTCATGGGTCTGGTGCTCCGTGGTGGAGTGGGGGATCTGGAATGAGAGAGAAAATCGAACAAGGGGGACGGCAGTCGGAGTCGCCGCCCCCCGAGAGTGAGACCTCGCATCAGGCGAGCTTGACGCGCGCGAACGCTTCTTCCAGGATCGGCGCACCGTCCACCTTGCGGCGAACGAGGAACGCGTCCTGGTTGTTCTCGGCGTACTTCTCGATGAGCCGCTGCATGCCGAAGTCGAGGCCGTCGGCAATCCAGTAGTAGCTGAGATCGCCGATGAGACCGACGTACAGGCCCGTGGTGAAGGTGTTGGGAATCCACTCGCTCTCAACGAACGGCAGGTTGAGGATGCGATCGGGCTCGCCCGCGACGGTGCTCGGCTGCCAGAGATACTGGTTCGTCGAGTCCTTCAGCTTGCGAATCTGCGCCACCGCGTCACGGTGGAACATCCACATCGCCGTGGCGCGATACTTCTGCTTCAGCGCGAACTTCGCGGAGATCAGGCCGTCCACCGCGATCGAGGTCGAGGTGTTGCCGCTCGAAACGTCGCGGCTAGTCGAGATGCCGTCGTTGCTCGCCGTGAAGAGCCCAAGCGGCTGCTGAGCGCCCGTGCCCGAGATGAATGCACGCTCTTCGAGTTCGCCAGCATCACGGGCGATTTCGTCGCGCACGATCTGCTCGGGGTCCATGATCGCCGCTCGCATGAGATCGCGGGAGACGAGGATCTCGCCCGTCATGTAGTGCGGAGTGAGAGCACGCTTGCCGAACTTCAGGGCGCTGTCCTGCGCGGGTGCCGACAGTTCAGATCCCCACGCGAATGCCGACATGCGGTTGGTCCGCCGCGGAGCGCCAAGGGTCTGGGCGTTGGTGGTGAACTTGCGGGCATACTGCCGGATGAAGACCTGATCGTCCACGTCCTTGATGAGCTCGGCAACGAACTGCTCAGGGACGGTGAGGTATCCGCCGGCGGTGTCCTGGTCGGTCTGCAGCGCACGATACTCGTCGCCGCCGTGACGCAGGTACTTCCGGAAGGCCTCCCGGACTTCCTTGGTGTGTCGGGTGTGAGCCGGCGTGCCAGCGCGGAAGCTCAGGTCGAAGGCCTCGACACGCTCGCGACCGCGCACGACGTTGCGGCGCTCGTGGCGGAACGAGAAGTCCCGGTCCTTGCGGGCATACCCGTCGTTGCCGCGATCCTCGCTCGGATGGTTGCGGGGCTGGTCGGATTCGGTTCGTCGGCCACGCGAGGCGTTGAGCTCTCGTTCGGCTTCGGCCAGGGCGGCGGAGCGGCGTTCGGCCTTCTCGCCTTCCTCGATGTCCTTCTTGATCTTGTCCGAGTCCGACATCATCGTGTCGAACCGCTGGCTCTCCTCCGCGTTCATGTCTCGGCCAGCCGCCTTCGCGCCTTCCATCACGGAGCGGGCGTCGGTCACGAGCTTCATGCGCTTATCGCGCAACTCTTGCAGGGTGGGCATTGTTCAATCTCCGGCGATTGCGCCGGGATCTGCCATGCCTGCCGAGTTGTGCTTGGGCGATGAGTCGCCGGCGCGGTTGTGAAACCGTCCGTAGCGACCCTTTCGACCGAAGATCTGAGGGGGCTGTTACTCCTGACGCCGCCAAAGCCGCAAGGGCACGCTTTGTCAGGAACCTACTCGGATGTGCGGGGGATGATTCCACCCGCCTTGACATATGTCAACTCAGACCCCAGCTTCGGCGAGCCGCAATCGCGCCGCCCGAAGCCGCGGTGTCGATCGCTGCGCCCTCGCCGCCTCCAGGCATCGCGCCGCGATCGTGTTCTCGGTGTAGGCCGGGTAGGCGACGGGCGACACGTCCAGGAGTTCGACCTCGATCAACTCGCGGATGTCAACCGTGATGCCGTCCTTCGTCCGTTCCTCGGACCACTGGTCCTTGATCTTGCGGAATCCGAACGAGGTCTGGCTGATGTCGCCGCGCTCAATCGACGTGAGCAGGTCACGGGCAAACGTGGTGTCTGGGAGATCGACCTCGTAACGGAGGCCGTCAGCCTCGTCCACAAGCCGGAGCGTCTTCGAAGTGCTCCGCCCGATGACCATCGACGAATCGTGGTTGACCAGGGCGCGGACATCATCCTCACCCTTGATCGCGCGGGCGAAGGCGCCGGGCTTCACGATCTCGTAGTACATGCCGTAGATCGGCTGGCTTCGAACGTCGTATTTGATCTTCCCGACGATGGTCGAAGGCTTGCCATCCGCACCTCGGTTGGCCCGAATCTCCCCACCCAGCGTCAAACGAAACTTGTCCTTGCTCATGGCTTGGTGACTCCATACACGCGGACAAGCTCGTCCGCAAGGTCATTCGTGAACTCTTTGGCGTCACGCTCCGCCCGTGGTCCCAACCAATCCGAGAAATCCGGCGTCGGCGCTGAGGCCTGCGACCGCGACATGTTGACATGGATCGTTGCCATGCGGAGAGCGAAGGCACCCACCCACTTTCCATCGGGTGTAATCGTGGAAACTGCCTGCGCCGCAAGGCCCGCGGCTTCGATCGCCGGGAAGATGGCGGCGCGGACGTGGTCCACATGGTTCGCGTAGAACTCCTTCGACCACGCGGCAAGCTCTCCGCGCTTGTGGGCCCGCGAAGCCTTGTCTGCTTCGAGCCTCAGAACGCGGTCCAGTGCCTCCTCAACGACTGCCAACTGCGCCTGCCCAACCGCTCGCAGGACATCGGCCGTCCGCTGCGAAGGATTCGAATCCGCCGATGGCTTCGGGTCCGCCGGCGGATGGTCATTCGAGGTGGAATCCGATGGGTTCTTTGGGTCCTCGCCAAGCTGATCCGCGCGGACCATGTTCATCGGCACCATGTAGGTGTCGCCCTCGGGACCGATCGTCTCTTCGTCCTCGAGGCGGCGGACCTCGTTCGCGCTGCGCCATCCGCCCAACCGAGAAATCTGGTGCGCTTCATAGCGGCTCTTCATGTCGCCCCGGATCAACGCCGCCGTCACGTGCTTGAACCGCACGCTCGTCTCGCTTGGTCCGAGCAGCTTGACCTGGGCTTCCTGCTCGAAGCGCGTGATCCACGCCGTCAGCGACTCGTCAACATAACCCTGGCTCAGGTGTTCGATGTTTGAGAACGTCGCACGCGAAAGGTCCATCACCTTGTGAGGGCTGATGCGGAACCAGCGACAAATCTCGGCAACCGAGAACTGCCGGGTCTCGAGGAACTGCGCGTCCTCAAGCGGCATCGTCAGGGCGTGGTATTTCATGCCCTCTTCGAGGACCGCGATCGATCCGGCGTTCTCCCCGCCGTGGAGTTTCTGGAATGACTCGCGCAGGCCCTTCTTCGCAGGCTCCTTCAACACGCCCGGGTGCTCGAGCACGCCGCCGGGCTGAGCGCCCTTGCTCCAGAACTGGGACGCGAACCGCTGCGCCGCGAGCGCCAGCCCCATCGACTCCTTCGCCTGGGCGATCACGCTAAGCCCGACGACGCCGTCGCGTGTGGGCCCTCGCAGGTGGAATACGTCCTCTTGCTCGAGCGTCGTGACCCGTCCGTTCACCCCCGTGTGCTCGTACACGATTCGGCCGTCGGACAGCCTTCGGAGCTTCACACACGCCGGTTCCATCCACCACAGCCCGATCGGCTTGCCCGCGTTGCTCCGCTCGATCTCCCAGAACCCGTTCCCCCACAACTGAGCGTTCCACAACTGGGCTTCACGCAAGCTGATGGCCGAGCATGGGTCGGTGTTCGGCTTCAGGTTGAGCAAACGCGACGTCGGATGATCTCGCAGAAGTTCGAAGTTCCCGTCGTCCTTGTCCCGGAGAACGCGGATCGGGAGTTTGGCAATGTCCTCGGAGATTGCGCGAACGCACGCCCAGACCGTGTCGAGCGCGGTCATGGAGCGTTCATCGACGCGGATTCCCGCCTGGCTCTTCCCTCCACCGAAGAAGTCGAGCATCCATGCGGAAGGCTTTGCGAGCGTGGATTCGCTCGCCGACCGTGGTTCAAGCAATGCTCCGAAGATTCCCATACGTCATGGCTCCCGCTTCGCGCTGCTCTTCCTCTTGAACGATGCGCGAGAGCCGAGGAACCCAAGGACCATGAATACGAGACCAACGAAGATGATCGCCGCCGGCGGCGACAACAGCAGCAGTCCGTATGCGGCCGCCGCGATTCCCGCCAAGATGACCAGGTCCCAGACGTCCATGCCTCAAATCACCGTGAGCCCTTGCCGCTCGTACACCGATCCTTGGTCCGCATCAACGATAGCGCGTCCGAGCGCCATGATCGTGGCAACGATGCCGTCGACGCGCCGCGTTGACGCCTTCTTCGTGATCATCTGGTTCTCCTTCGTGTCCGTGATCACCTCCGCGTTTTCCGCCATCCATCGCAGGATCGGGTTTGCCGCGTGCGCAATCCTCCCCTCCAGCGTGAGGTTGCGAAGCTCCTTCGTCGGGAAGCTCACATGCTTCATCGTCTGCGGAAACTCGACGACGTTGAAGCCAGCCTCCATCAACTCGGGCGCGAGCTTCTGAGCACCCCACGGGTCGTGCGCGATCTCGATCACCTCGTGCCGCTTCCCGAGTTCCACAAGGTGCTCAAAGACATGGCGGAAATCGATGGTGTTTCCCGGAGTGAGCGTGAGCAGGCCCGCTCGACCCCACTCCGAATACGGCACTCCGTCACGCTGCTCTTTGCGGTCAACGCCCTCCCTTGGCACAAAGAAGTGCGGGACGATCCGATATCGCTCCTGGCCCTTCTCGCCCGACCTGAACAGCGCAACCGCCGCCGTGATGTCCGATCGCTTCGAGAGGTCGAGCCCAACCCAGCACCGCTCACCAGGCTCCACGTCGATCGAGCCCGCGCACTTGTCCCATGCGTCCATGTCCATCCAGGTCGTGGCTTGGCTCGTCCACAGATTCAGGTGATACCGCTTGAAGGCGGCTTCCTTGGCAGGGTCCGTCAGCGCATCGCGGTGTGCCTCGACAAGAAACTTCTCCTTGACCGTATCGCCAAATCCCGGGTTCGCCTTCTTCCAAGTCTCTGGTGAGTGCCAATCGTCCTTCTCGTCGGCCTCGTAGATCACAACCAGACGGTTCGGGTTGGCACGCTTGCCCGTCAGGATCGCCTTCGCGGCCTTGTACTCCCGATAGCCGATCGACTCGCGGTCGTAGCCGGCCGTGGTGATGAACACAAAAAGCGGCTGGCGCCTCGCTCCGGATGCGGTCGTGAGCTTGTCAAAAAGGTCCTGGCTCTTCGCCTCGTGGAGCTCGTCCCAGATCAGGCCGTGGATGTTGAGACCGTCCTTGCTCTCCGCCTTCGACGTCAGCACCTGATACGAGCTCATCGTCTCGGGCACGACGATCGACTTCGAGAACACGCTCGACATCTCCGACAGATCGGGCGAGGCCTCGACCATCCTCGCGAGCTCGCGGAACACGATGCCCGCCTGCTCTTCCTCGTTGGCGACGCCATAGATCTCAGCCCCTGGCTCGCCGTCAGCAAAGAGCATCTGCCCGCCGATACCAGCGCCAAGCGTGCTCTTGCCGTTCTTCCTCGGAACCCAGATGTCGCAGCGCGTGTATCGCCTCAGGCCGTTGCGGTCCTTCCATCCGAAGAGAGGTCTGATGATGTCGTGCTCTTGCCAGTGCGAGAGTTTGAACGGCTTGCCCGCCCACTCGCCCTTCGTGTGCTTCAAGAAAAGGTGGAAGAAGTCCACCGCGCGTTGCGCCGCAATCTCGTCATACCAGTATTCGCCGTCACGAAAGTAACCGTCGGGCCCGCGCACAACCTTCGGCGCGGAGCTTTGCACGCTCGGCATCAAACGATTCTCAGGCGCGACGTTCTCGACCGACGGCGCTGGGGGCGAGGGGCGGCGGCGGCGTGGGCGTGGCGCCTTGGGCGAAGAACCGGCGCTTGAGTTCGTTGGCGTCTCCACCTGAGCCCTTCTCCGCGTCGATGCGGATGCGCGTCCGTGCCGCGGGCGTCAGTCCATACTCCCGCTCGATCTGCAACATGTCCCTCGACAGCTTCGCGGCACGCGCCACCGCAGGATACTCCCTGAAGTAAAGCACGCGTCCAGGCTTCTCGACGCCCTTGACTCGCCTCGGCTCTCCGCGAACCGCATATTCCGTGCCGTGCTTCCTCACGAAATCCTGGCAGTCGCGCCACTGAACGAACATCACGCAGTAGCGTTCGAGCGCTCCGCCATCGATGACACGCGCGAGGCCCACTCGTGCGATGCGGGGGACGAGTGCGTTCCACACAACGAGCGCACGATCATCGGTGAACGTCGGGGCTTCGGGCGCTCCCGCCGGCGGAATCGGTTCATCACCACTGATCTCGCGATGTCCCGGGTTGCCCGCGATGAGTTTGAGCGCCGTCGGCTTCGGTGCCGGTCCGCGTCGTCCCACTTTTCACCTTCCCATTCGCAATTCCGACCGTCCTCGCTATACTGAAAAACGAAACGCCCCCCCGTTTTTCAAAACCTGCGGGGGCGGCGGAAACGG